CAGTCGATACGTGGCACTTGAACTCCTCCTTTTAGCCTCTAGTGCCCATCTGAGATCGGCGAAGTTCGTTAAGGTCACGTTGCTGTTGAGCACTTTCAGACCGGCTCATCTTCTTCTTGGGCGCATTCTTGTAATTGCACACCTTGATGAGTGTTAGGAGACGATTTAGATGCCAGTTCTGGCATTCGAAAGGGATCCCGAGCGAGATCATCCAGTAGTAGATGATCTCGGCCGTTACTACTTCTTTTCCCCCGGAGGTTTTTCGCTCATTGAACCACGTCGCTGACATCTTTGCATTAATGTACTTGTTGATGTCATTAACGTTGTCTTCGCTAATTTTGGAGAAAACCTCCGGGGAAGGTTCTTGCCCAATAATCATCATCTTGACGTAGTCCAGCGTTTGGTCGTCAGTCTTATCGTCGGAACCGAGGAACGGCTTCTCGTGTTTCGACTCCCATTTTGACAAAGAGACGAGAGAATGCTCCAGCTCGAGCACGCAAACTTCAGGAGTTACGAACTCGTTCGTCTCCTCGTTGAAGGATTCGCGATCTGAAATAGTTAGCCGAAGCATTCTCTGTCTCTCCGGTGATCTTGGTCTACGAGTAGACGATGTGCCAGGCGTCGACCGACAGCGGCGAGAACACGTAGCTGTCGTCTGCAGTAGCGGTGACGACCTTGTCCTCGGTGATGGCGTGATCGCCAGAGGCGATGACGGCGCCGTCCATGTGGTAGGTGACACCGGTGACCGCAGGGATGGTGAGAAGGTGGCCGGTCGGGTTGAAGGTCGGCTCGATTGTTGTGACGACAGTGACAGTTGCGGCGAACAGAGCGATGATCGCGTCGGGGAGCGGCAGCTCCGGGTCGACGCCAACGGTGCCCTGCAGGATCTGGTTGAGCGCGTCCAGGTTGGTCGAACTCACCTTGGTCGAGTCGATGGTGATCAGGGACGTCGGCTTGAGACCGGAAACAGGTACCGGTACGGTGGACACCGCCCAGCTGAACGTCACCGCGGCCGGCGAGTCGTTGACGGTGGCGTAGTCCTTCTCAGACGGCGCGGCCAGGCAACCGTACACAAGGTGCAGCTGGTAGCCGAGATCAGCTTCGACATCGTTGCCGATCTTGGTCCTGTACGCCAGGCCGAACGTCTGCCGAGCCTGCTGCCCAACCACAACGCCAGAACTCGGAGCGACAGTACCGTCGCAAGCACCGAACTCGGGAGGGTAGGTGTAGGCGTCGATCTCGAGATCGAAGGTCTCGGCGGACAGAAGGCTCAGGTAGGCCATGTTGTCGGCGTACGACTTGGTGACGGCGGCGCCAGCCGGCTTCTCCTTGACGCCGGTCAAGCCGTTCCAGGCGAATCCCATGTCGTAGGCGCTGGTTGAAGGGTTCAGCGGGAAGAGAATGCCGTGGTCAATGCCCGTTTCGAAGCGGCGATTCCCGGTATCGTCCCACACAAGAGCATTCACGCTCTGTTCTCCTTAGTAATACACGTAGTAGATATCGTGATTGAGGTTTTCCGTAGTAAAATGACGGACATACATCGTCTGTGGAAGACTGCCCACCTTACTCGGAATAAGGCTGTCTGGGTCCGCATCGATAACGGTGACTTGGTACCTGATAGTCCGCGAATAAGGAATGTTGTCCGCGAAATGCGCATTCTGGTAGTTACGATTGTAGACGATCGCCGGATAACTCATGATAATGTTTGACGGGGGCTGAAAATATACATTGTCAGCCCCAAGAAGGGTCTCTAGAATGGCTTGCAGCTCAAGCCGTGTTCCCATTCCAGAGACCTCCTATCGACAATATGAGTCTTGGTCGGCGAACCTCCGCGTTAGTAACTGCCCACGGCTTTCCGTTCCAGACAATATACCTCATGGCGGTAATGTTGTCTATGGCATACGCGTCGGCCACGAGACTGAACGAGTTGTCAACCCTAATATCGTCGTTGACTTGAATCGCGTTCGGCTCCAGACGTCTTTGATCCCTGATGATGTCACCGTAATACTGCCTTTCGGTCATCACATCAGTGTAGACGCCTGGAGCCGTCTCCTGGCTTTCCGAATATCCCACAGCGCCGGAAAATTTCGCCATGGGGCTGCCCTAACTAGGCCTGGTAAACGAAGGTCCAGCTGTCCTCCGCGTTGGACGCGAAGTAGTAGCCGGAAGCCGGCGTCGCCTGGACGGTGACCGGCGTGTTGCCGGTGGTCAGGGTGAACGCGCCGGAGGTGATCGTCACAGGGCCAGCGGCACCGGTCGCGACGTAGGTCACGTTGGCCTGGTTCGCACCGCTTACGGCGTTGACGTCCTGAACCGGAGCGATGAGCGGGTCGACCAGAACGAGGGAAGCGGCGACCTTCTTGACCGCGATCGCGGACTTGTACTTGACCAGGGCGCCGGACATGCGCGTCTCGATCAGGTACTTCTGCTGGTTGAAGTCGATGTCGAAGAAGTCGAACAATGCGACGTCACCGCCGCTGTCCGCGCCGACGTTGTAGTCCGTGAGGTTGACGACGATGCCCAACAGGTCGGTGAGCTCCTCCATCGGCTCGACCGTCTGGATTTCGCGGACCATCATCGCCGCGGCCAGGTCGGCCTGAGTCGAGTAGAGACGCCGGCCAAGTGAGTCCTTAGCGAGCAACAGCTTCGTGAGCGTGGGGAGCGTGGTGAAGAAGGTGGGGTTACCGGTACCCCTGTAGAAACGCATGCCGTTGACGAGCGAGTCAACGATCTCGTCCGCGGAGGAGTTGGCGTCGTCCACGTTCACGTTGATCGTGGTGGTGTAGATCTCGTGGTCGTTCAGCACGGAACGAATGCCGGCACCGTCAGACGCGCCCGACGGGTCCTTGATCTTGTCCTGGTGTGAGATGTCGCGGCCGTCGCCGATGAGGATGGCACGGGCCACTTCCTCATCGAGCATGATCCGCATTTCACCCTTCATCCAGGAGATCACGTCGAAGTCCGTGATGTCCAGGATGTCGTCGCGGTCCAGCTTCTGCTTCTTGTAGACCGTGGTGGGCGTGGTCGTCCTCTTGGTGACGCCGAAGAACTCCTCGTTCTTCATGGCGGCCTTGACGTAACCCTTGGCCCTGGCTTCGTCGGGCGTGATGTCGGCGAGGATCGTCTTGACCCGGCTGAACGGCGACTTCCTGGTGGCACTGAGAACGACGTTGACCCAAGCCATGCGCCGGGACATGAAGTCCGGCTCGTTGGCGAGGAGCTTCACCTCCGGGAACATCACGTCGATGTCGTCAATGCCGTGCGCCAGAGCGAAGTCCTCAACCGCACCCTTGAGGCTTCCGCCCTTCACGGCCGCAGCCATGATCCCCTTGACGTCGGAGTGCGAAAAGGCGTAGCCAACTGGCGCCGGCGCCTGAACCTTGTCGGACTGGTCAAACACGTTGCGCGACACTTGGTCCCCTTCGTAGTTGTCCCCGCCCTCGAGGCCGGAGTGCTGTGCGTTGTCGAGCGCGACGCCGATCATGGCGTACACGACGTTCTTCTGCTCGTCGGTCAGTTCGTTGAAAACATCCGCGATGGTCTTGCCGCCGGCTGGGGCCTTGGCTGCCGGAACGGCAGGAGTCTTAGCCGCTGGGACAGCGGCCGTAACAGACGCCGCGTGAGCCAGTGCGTTCACAGTCTCTCCTTCGGTTTCATCGTCTTCGAGTTCGAGTTCGAGTTCCTCGAGCTCTTCGTCGCCCGAGTGTTCGAGAGCCTCGCCGATGAGCATCTTAACAACGTCGAGTTGCTCGGGATTCAGCGAGTGGAGAATATCGTCGACAGACTTCTCAGTCTCATCGACAGTTCCCTCCTCAAGCGCTCCTTCGGTTTCGGTACTCGCACTGGCGTGTTCCAGCGCAACCTCGAATTCAAGGCCGGTGGTGATGATGGCCTCGTCTTCGAGCTCGATCATGTCGTCACCGTGACGGATGGTGACAGGATCGATGAGCGCTCCAGGGTTTGCCCCGGAAATAACCATGCTCACTTCACGGATGTTCCCGTGGTGAACGTTGGCGCCCTTCTGAATCAGCTGGTTGGCGTAGATGGACAGCTGAGTGATGTCCTTGTGCTGGACGAGCTGCTTCGCAGTCGTAGCCTTCGGTGTGCTGTTGAAGAACGCCTGGACTCGAACACCTTCCTCGACGTTCTTCAGGATCGCGTGACCTAGGACGTTGTCCGGGTCGCTGTGACCGTGCTGCCATAGGAGAGGAACGCGTTGGCCGTCGTTGGCCTTGAAGGCCCCAGCCATGATGATCCTGCCGTCGGCACACTTAAGCCCATGCCGGGTAGCGTACCCGGTAAAGTCAGGGACTGGTCCCATTTTGATTTACTCCTGTTGTGGGTTGTGTAGCCACCTGAGGGAATGGGGACTTCGGGGGAAGTTGCGGCTTCTTAAGGGCCACACCATTCGCTGGGAGTTCAGCGTAAGCCGCCGGTATGTTCTTGTTAAGCAGCTGATCGGCCTTCGGGTCCTTCGACGGCTTATACCCGACGATAGACCTTACGTCGTTGGACGAAAGGATCTCGTTCCTGGTGAGCTTATCCGCGAGCTCAGCAAGTACCTGAACAGTTACAAGTTTGAACGGGTTGTTCAGGTATATGATAGTTTGTCCCTGAGATCGAGCCGTCTTAGTCAGGAACTTCCGCTTCATTTCTTGGGTAAGTGCTCCAAGAATCGGTTCAATTGACCGGTTATAGTAGTTGACCATTGTAGCCTCGTTAGCTGTGCCATTCATGACTTCATCTGTCAGGCCTAGCTGTCCGTAGAGCATTGTAGTCAAAGTAGTGATCTGGCCCATCAAGTTGTTCTCAGCGGGCCGGTTAAGCTGTGTGATCTTCTCGGTGCCGTCCGCGTATGCGATGCCGTACTGAGATCCCTTAAGCTGTACCTCAATCTCTTTCCGGCGCTTCTCAGCTTCGGCGCGACGTGTCTCCGTCTTAATGACGTAAGGCAGCTGGATGATGAGGTCTAGCTTTCCTGACGCAGACTGCTCGTCGATGGCGTCGAGAAGATTCAACTTACGAATGAGCCGTTGCAACGTGCTGTTCGGCTCGTTCATGATTGTGTACAAAGGGTTTTCGACGATGGCAACAAATCGCTTAGGAAGAGTTATGTCTTCCTTAACGCCCTTGTTATCTGCATCGTTATAGAGCCGAACCGTTACCTTCTTCGGGTACCAGGCTACAACCTCGCCAACCCGCAAAGACTGAATGTCGAAACTGCCCGGATTAGTCGGGTCAGCAAATGGATCCATTGTTGTGTCGACCGGAACGATCGCGATCGATCCTCGGTCTAGAAGTGTCATCGCCGCGTCTTGTATGAAAGCTCGAGCACCCTGATCGATGTTCGCTTCAGTCTGAAGACAATCTTGAAGACCGCTGACCATGTCATCGGCGTATCGACCGTTTTCATCCGTTCGTACGTGGCGAATATCAACCGAAGCGACGTCGATTCCTAGACGTGTATAGATCGCGGAGATGATCGAACGTTCAGTTGTTATCCTGAACCTGGGACGGTCAGGCCTAAAGCTGTAACTTGGACCGTCGCCGCCCCAGTCCTGTGTTCCTCTAAGATTCTCGTTTGAAACGAAAGCGTTCCAACTGTGTTTTAGCCTAGAGAATATTCCGCTAACCCCAGCCATCGCTCACCTCCTTCCTAACTAGACGGCTGAACTTCTAGGCGCTGACGTTGTTGGAAAGCTTCTTAACCCGATGACCCTGAACCGCGGGAGCCAGAACGCCGGCGAGGCTGTCGACCGCATAGTTCGTAACTTGCTTGCCGACAGATAGGTTGGAAGCATGGTTGGCGCCCAGAGTTGCAAGGCCCGAGGAGAAACCGAGATACTGCAACGCTACGCTAGCGCCCTGCTCACCTCGAGTCAGGTGGGCTGCAGTGATCCTGTCGGGTGCATTGTTGAATGCGTCCTTGGCCTTCTGAATCGACACCTCATCGCCAGAAGTTTTAGCATTCTTGACGTCATTACGACGAGTCGCTTGATTCGTCCGGGCAGTCTTGATTTCCGACGCTGACGGCCTCGACGAACTTCCATCAGCCTTTTTAACGCCCCAGCGCATCCCCTTTACGCCGTGATGCTCTAGGAAATCGTCGACATTCATTGATTCGCTCATACGCCTTGTACTCCTTGAGATCTGAGCCAGGCTTTCGTCGCTTCCTGCGAACGATTGCTCTTAATGAAATTTGACGCTTTACTGATGATTACCTTGTCAGCGCCTGTCTGATGCGCAGCAAGATATGCGCCAGCTATCGCCGCAGAAGCAAGAGACACGGAACCAAAACCGCCGGTTAGAGACCGATGAACTCCTCTGGCAGTTTTCGCTGTCGATCTTGCCGCAGATTTGGTTCTAGTGTTGACCTTTGCCTGGCGAGCTCTCTTGGCCAGATTCTGACCAGCAACGAAGTCGTCGAAAGCAGACTTGTAATCGGGGTTATCCGATCGCTGATTGACTTTCGCGTTGATAAGCTTTCGACGAGTTCCTGCACCTACACCGTAGCCCAGCTTCGCTTTGGTGTACTCGTTAGCATCTCGTTTTGCTTGACGGCGAACACCCCAGTGCATCCCTTTTACGCCGAAGTGCTCAAGGAAGTCTTCTATCTCTTCATGGTCAGCCATGGACAACGAATCCTTGCACTACCTGTCGGCCAATGGCCAGCTGACTTGAGACTTCGGAGTCCTTAGAGGTGAAAGCCTGCTTCACCAAATAAGAACCGATCTTCCCAGCAATGACAGCG